ATGAGATATTAATAAAAGCTTGGCATAAAACAGAAGCGGGAAAAAAGTTTATACAAAGGCAAAGTAAAATGAAGAAAGGGCAGACCCCTTGGAATAAAGGAAAAACAGGAATATATACGGAAGAAACTAGAAAAAAGATGAGAGAATCAAGAATAGGGAAAGCACCTTGGAATAAAGGCCTGACGAAAAAGACGGATAAAAGAATAAGAGAATATAGTGAAGCTAACAAAGGAAAAAATAATCCAATGTTTGGTAAACCCGCTTGGAACAAAGGATTAACTAAAGAAACAGATGCAAGAGTAAAATAGAATAATGAATAAAGGTGTAAAAGATGACTCGAATCCGAACCACTCCCATGACTAAAGATGCATATGACCTTTTTCATTCAGGCACGCTGGCCTTTGCCCGGGCAGAGCGTATGGGGCTCCGGATTGATGTAACGTACTGCCTTGAGCAACAGAAAAAACTCACTGCAAAAATAGTGCATTTGAAAGACAAAGTAACCCATAGTAAATTTGGACAGCATTGGAAACGTGTATATGGTGCAAAATATAATTTCAATTCTGATTATCAAATAGCGCACTTGCTATACGATGTGAAGAAAATTAAACCAATTAAAAAAACTAATGGCCAAAGAGGTTCCACCGATGAAGAAGCTCTCAGTGCTCTTGGAATTCCTGAATTGAATTTAGTGATTAAAGTTCGTAAATTGATAAAAGTGAGAGACACATACTTGGGAGCCTATGTTCGGGAACAAGTAAATGGAGTGGTGCACCCTTCTTTCAATCTTCATTTAGTGGGCACTTTTCGATCGTCTTCGGACAGCCCTAACTTTCAAAATATTCCTAAACGAGATGAAGAAGCCCGGAGAATAACCAGAAGTGCAATTTTTCCACGCAAAGGATGCCAATTTGCAGGAATGGATTTTAGTGGAATTGAAGTTTGCATGGCATGTATTTATACTGAGGATCCACAATTGATTCAGGATACTACTCAGGGAGATATGCACCGGGATATGGCTATTGAATTATATATGTTGGATTCCTTAGATAAGCATCATGCTGGGGAAAAGAATCTGCGCCAAGGCGGAAAGAATGGTTTTGTATTCCCAGAATTTTATGGGGATTATTATGGCAACTGCGCCCCAAATTTATTAAAATGGGCCGCCAAAGCGTACTTAAAAGACGGCACACCTGCCTTAGCACATTTGGAAAAGAAAGGATTGGTGAAACTTAATCGGGCCGGTGGAGTGCAAAATAGTGCTAAATTTATTACACACGTAAAAAAGATTGAAGATTATTTTTGGAATGTCCGCTACAAAAAATATACGCAATGGAAAAATAGAAGCTGGAAAAACTATCAGAAAAAAGGGTACGTAGATATGTTTACAGGCTTCCGTTGTTCTGGATTGATGAATAAAAAGGAGGTGACGAATTACCCCTTTCAGGGAACGGCTTTTCATTGCTTATTAAAGGTATTTATTGAAGTTGACAAATTGGCATATTCAAAAGATTGGAATAGTTTTCCAGTATTTCAGGTGCATGATGATATGACCGTTGATACACATCCTACCGAGTTCGATATGGTGGGGAAAGAAATGCACCGGATTGCTACGGAAGAACTATCACAACAATGGACTTGGATTAATATTCCTTTGAAAGTCGAAATGGAAAAAGGGGAGGTGGATCAATCATTATTTGAAAAGAAATTTTACGTTTTGCCTTAAATGAAAAAGAGGATTTTAGTATAATATAATGAAGGTAAATAAATCAAAGGAGATAGATTAATGGACAAACAAAAAGCAAAATTCTTTCGTATAGCATACGAAGCAACTCAATCTGAATCCTGGATCAGGTTGGCAGGTATTTGTTGGGTGAATATACAGAAATTCTTTGATCAACACGATATGTATTTGGTAACCATAGTATATGAAAATGGTACAGAGAGAAAACTTGACCTAAATAAAAGCGGTATTCAGGCTTTTACACAAGCGGTATTAGATGAAGATTGGATAGGTGGACACCTTTGTATCTGGTAAAGAATTAAAGAAAAACAAGAAAGGAAAGATAAATAATATGTCGTTATACCATAAATACCGGCCCCCAAATTTAGCACAAATGTATGGCAATAAAGGAATGCTGGTTGCCTTACAGATAGAATTGGAAAAGGATACAGAAGTCAAAAGTCATGCATATTTATTTCATGGGCCAACAGGTTGTGGAAAAACTACATTAAGTCGCATTACAGCAAAAATGTTAGGCTCTGTTGGTAATGACTTCCGAGAGGTAGACAGCGCAGACTTTCGTGGCATTGATACTATCCGGAAAATGCGAAATCAAGCACAGTTTGCACCCTTAGAAAGTTCTTGTCGCGTCTGGCTAATTGATGAATGCCATAAGCTGACTAATGATGCTCAAAATGCCCTGCTCAAAGCCTTAGAAGACGCGCCCTCCCATGTGTATTATATTTTAGCGACGACTGACCCTCAGAAACTGATGGCGACAATTAAAGGGCGCTGTGCACAATTTACAGTGACTGCCTTGAAAGAAAAAGAACTTTATCGGCTATTGCGTATTGTCGTGAAAAAAGAAAAAGAAACACTCAATTCAGAAATCTATGATCAAATTATTCAGGATAGCCAGGGGCATCCCAGAAACGCTTTACAAATTCTGGATCAAGTATTGGGCGTGCCTCCAGAAATAAGATTGGAACTGGCTAAACAGGCTGCAGAACAACAATCGCAAACGATTGAATTATGCCGGGCTTTATTATCAGCATCCAGATGGAAAAAAGTGGCGCATATTCTTTCTGGATTGCGTGAAGAAGATCCGGAGAGAATGCGATGGGGTATTCTTAACTATTGTAATACCATTATATTGAAAGGAGAGAATGATCGTGCGGCAATCGTAATAGAAGAAATGGAAGACAATTTGTATTCCTCTGGCTGGCCCGGGTTGTCTCTACGATGTTATAAGATAATGAAAGATTAAAAGGAAAATAAAAAATGAAAGAAAAAATAATCATTGAAAAAATACCCAAAAACTTAGGTGGTGGCTTTACTGCGTATAATGAAAAACAAAAATATGCGTGCCGTGGGGACGGAAAAACTGAGGTGGAGGCTTTACAAGATTTTCTTGAGAATTGGAAAATATTTCTGAAGCATAGAAAATATTGGATACAATATAAAAAAGGTCGGATACACAAAAAAAGAACTTTTTTTGATAGTAAATATTTTAAAATTTAAGGAGCAGAAATGAAAATTAATATTAATGACAAATGTCGTGTTCAATTGAGTGAAGCAGGTGTTAAACATCTGCGTGATGAATGTTTACCAGAATTTATAGAGCGTACTTTTAACCCGGAAACACAATTTTTGGAAATAGTATTTTGGGAACTTATGCATATTTTTGGGCCAATGTTATGTCATAGTAAACAAGAAACACCATTTGTTAGAAATGAAATATGTTTTATGGGGCCAGATAGACCAACGCTTGGTTAAAAAATAATAAAAAGATGAATGGTTAAAAAAGAAAAATGTATAAAAAGAAAGGAGAAATAAAATAATGAATATCCGCCCCCTTGATTTTGTTAAAACCCCGGATGGACATATAGGCATCATCACGGAAGTTCACATGCTTAAAATTAATTCAGCTGGGGACACCACCCCGCGGGTACGTATAGAATTTATTGGTGTAAAAGTAGAAGCAGCATCCTGGTGGGATCAAGAAGATCTTTGCATTATCGATAATCTGGCTGATTTGTTGTCCCGAAAATTAATACACCCAGCCGCCGAAAATACTTTTCAGCCCTATCATAATCCGTTTATAGAAAGGAATTTGACAAAACCAATAAAAGGACGGCCAAGAGGGATTGCATATGATCGTAGATAGGCATAGACTACCGGCTAAAAACGCCAAGGTTGCCCTTTAAAACGGTTTAAAATAATTATTAAGGGGTTTATATAGATACGCTTTTTAAAAAGGAAAGGAAACGATAACATGGAACTTGATTATGAAAAAGATATGGAAATTGATCCAGATGCCTTAGACACAGAATGGTTAGCACAACCGGCCTTGTCATTACGATATGGAAGACATCTGATAGAATTGCAAGAAGAGGAACAAAGAGCCGTTGAAAAAAAGAAGACAATTCGTTCAGAATTAATCCAAGAAGTTAGTGAAGACCCAAAAAAGTGTTGTGGTAAGGATAAACCGAATGCTGCTGACATTGAAGCATTTTACCGAACTTCTAAAAGATACAAGGATGCCGTTGAGGTACAAAATAAAATAATAAATGAAGCTGCATATGCTGCTATTGCAAAGAATGAAATTTGCTACACACGAAAAGCTGCATTGGAACAGCTTGTCAAGCTTCATGGGCAACAATACTTTGCCGGCCCTCGGGTGCCCCGGGATCTTAGCAAAGAATGGATTGAGAAGAAAAAACAAATGCAGGCAAACGAAACAGTGGTCAGTAAAATGAAAAGAAAGGAGGGATAAAACGAAATGAAATGGTGTTTGCTTATTATATTTATTCTTTGTTTCTCCCCATTTTATGCATTTGTGTTGAGTAAATGCATTTCATTGGGCAAACTAAGTGCACTAAGAGAAACAATGACAGAAAAAATCATGCAACATAATAAGGAGAAAAAAGCTGATGTCAAAAAAGAGAAGTAGTTTTCGCGACAAAGTAGCACATAACAGTCATGCCCAAAATACTGCAGGGGCTGCGTATGGATATTTGCGTCTCCCAAAAGGGGTCACTGTTTTTAAGGAAAAACCCGCATCAAGAGCTTCCCTTGATTTTTTGGCGTATAAAGTTTCGACGGACAACCATCTTGATCGGGATGAAGCCTTGGAAATTGCATTGAAAGGGGAATTATGGTATAAACGCCCTTTCAAGATTCATCGAAATGTAGGGGTTGATAATGATGTAGAAATCTGCCCGCGTACTTTCAAGATGAAATGCCCTATGTGCGACTACCGAGAGAAACTTCTGAAAGATGGCGCAGAATGGGATGATGAAGAGGTCAAAGCAGTTAGAGCCTCTGATCGAAATCTGTATGTGGTTGTCCCAAAAGAGCATGATGAATATGAGGAAGTTCCTCACGTTTGGGATATTAGTCACTT